GAAGTAGAAAAAAAAGAATTAGAATTGCAACTTAAAAAAACAAATAATATCGTAGATGAACTAAAAATCAAAGACCGAATTATTTTGTTGAAAGAAGATATAAGCAATTATAAAAACAATAATAATAATAAGAATGAAATAGAATATTTTTTAGATAATGGAAATCTAATTTTTCAGTATTATGATAATAGTTCTTCAACACCTGTACAGAAACAATCATCTATTAATGATAACACGCAAAATATAATGTCATTCTTTAATGAAACAAAATCAAATAGTAAAGATAACTCTAATATTGATAAAGATTCTAATAATAATAGAAAACATTTATTAAATAGTTATTTACTGAATACTAAAGAAAATTATCAAATAGATTTTGATGAATTTAAACATAATGTAGAATTATGTAATAACTGTCATATAAATAAAATTGTTTATATGTCTGAAGGAAAACAAATATGTCCACAGTGTGGCGAAGAATCATTTATTTTAATAGAATCCGATAAACCATCATATAAGGATCCTCCAAGAGAAATTACTTATTTCTCATATAAACGTATTAATCATTTTAACGAATGGTTAGAACAATTCCAAGCAAAGGAAACAACTGATATTCCTAAAGATATTTATGAAAAAATATTATTGGAAATAAAAAAGGAAAGACTTGATATTAACGTATTAAAACCTACAAAGTTAAGATGTATTCTTAAAAAGATTGGGAAAAATAAGTATTATGAACACATACCTCATATCTTAAATAAACTGAATGGGAAGACGCCACCGGTGATGTCGGTTGAAACGGAAGAAGAACTACGACGCATGTTTAAAGAAATCCAGATACCATTTCATAAATTCTGTCCTAAAAATAGAAAGAATTTTTTGTCTTATTCTTATGTATTACACAAATTCGTTGAATTATTGGGGTTACATGAATTTGAGAATAGTTTTATATTACTTAAAAGTAGAGAAAAATTACACCAACAAGATATTATCTGGAAAGATATATGCAATTATTTAAAGTGGGAATATATTTCGAGTATTTAATTATTTTTATCATTAATATTTATCGATGGGAATAAAATATCTATTATACTAAACATTATAATATTTACAGTAATAATTTTAATTTTATTAGATGGGGAAATATCTAGTGTATTTAGTAATAGATAGTTTATAAGAAAAAGAAAGGATATTTTTAGAACCTTTCTGATTAGCTCTCTTGGATTAACAAGTTTAAAAGTCATTAATATTAATAAACATATTTTTTTTTAAATTTCTACTTAAACAAATAATTCTTTAGAATACTATTATGTCAGATGATAATGAAACATTTCTTGAAGGCGATAACAATATTCCGGGGCAAAACTTCGTGTGTCTCTCGTTCCTATCTCCCGAAGAGGTTATGAAAAGCAAAGAAGTTTATATGTTCCACCGTTATATGACACAACGGTTTGGAGAACTAGAACAATCTATTGATAAAATTACTAAAAATGCGGGTGATGAACTTAAGACAAAAATTAACAAGGAACTAAAGGAGAAGCTCCGTCTTGAGCTTCAGTTTACATATGACCAGTTTAAAGGTAGGTTCGAGGATTTTACCTACAAATTCCACGATGACCTTAATAAGGAATTCAGTGAAAAGAACGAGTTCCGGACGAGTGTTCGTGGTGTGAAAATCCGGGGTGTGTATGAGACTCAAAAGGAAGCTGAGATTAAGGCGAAACAGCTACAGAAGCGCGACCGCACATTCCATGTGTTTGTTGGTTCGGTGGGTCAGTGGCTTCCTTGGGACCCATGTGCAGATAGGGTTCAGAGCGAGGAGTATCTTGAGGATGAACTCAATAACCTAATGAGGGAGTACAAAAAGAACGAGGTGAATAAGGATATATTCTATGAGGATCAGAAACGTGAGCGCAAGGATGATGCAATGAAGGAGCGTATGAATGCCGAAAAGGAGATGGCAAAACAGGATGAGGAGAACAAGAAGAATATGGCTACTATTGAGGAGCACATTGAGAGTAACGATCCGTGGATGGAGCGCAAAACCGAGGAGGCGGTTGAAGACACCAAAGGTGGTGACGATGCCGATGGTTCTAAGTAAGCTATAAAATTTATGATTATACCACAATATAAAATATACTATCAACTTATATGAGAAGTTTAGCTTCGCTTTTATTTTTAATAATAATTATGTTTCCTATTTTTATTTTTTATAATAAAAAATTAGAAAACATTAAACCTCCTAAACTGATTAAATACAGACCGATAGATACAAATATTATTGATATGCAATTCGACACATATAAAATTAAAAAGGAAAGTATCAAAAATATACGTAAATATGAAACAAGTCGTGAACAACGAGACCGTATTGCTTTAGAACGCAGACTCACTAACAATAATAGTAATAGTTTAAGTTCGATAGTTGAACCCAGTTCTAACATAGTTGTAGGCTAGACTATTATAACTATTCAAGATGATTTAATCTATAAAAATTTATATCTATAATATAATATGAAATCATTAACACTAGTTTTTTTAACTTTATCTATAGTCTGTATTGTAATCGGATATATGGAACTTAAAATAGAATCTAAAAGACAAAAAAATAATTTTGACATAGAATATAGATTTGTTCCAAGAGAGATTTATGATTCACAATTTAATCAACTAGATCTTGAAAAAACATTTAGTGATATATTCGAAAATAAACTATTAATCTAAAATGTTGTTTTTTTAACATTTACAGTAGGACCTCCTTTTCTTTTTTTTTGTTGGGAATATGCTAAATCAAAAGGTTCTTGTTCTTCTTCTGAATCGTAACCACTATTAAAATTATTAGAGTGGTGTTTCCAAAATTCTGGTGCCCCTATTTTAAAATCAGAATGGGCGTTAGCTTTATACCAGAAAACCTGTTCTTCTAGTTTATTACTTTTAGCATTATTATTAATAACTAAACAATTAAAATCTTCTGTACATTGGTCCATCACCTGACAGAATATTTCAAACGTTGGAAACATGCCAGCATAGTGTTCATATAATTTTTTTCTGTTTGATACATAATTTTCTCTTAGAATAAATACGTAATCAATATTTGTTCTTAGATTCGGTGGTATACCTAAAGCATACTGCATTGTAATTATAAACAACATTTTGTAATGTCGTCCATTCATAAATAATGAACGAATATTTACATCCTTTACCCAAGAATTATCATATAAACAATCATCTAAAATTAAAAAAGCGGATGGATTTATATTACTTTTCCCATACAAATGTTCCTCTTTCATTTTTTTCTTTACTACTAATTTTTGCCTTTTTACAGCATTTGCTACAACCACTGGTGTATATTCGTCGTGGATAAATAAACTAGGAACCATTTTCCCATAGAATTGATTCGCACCTTCTGTCCCTGAAATTACTGTGCCTATAGGTACCTTTCTATGAAAATATAATAGATCTTTTACTAAAAAACTTTTACCAGTCTCGCGCTTTCCTATAAACACACAAACTTTGTCTGGCTTTATTGTAGAAATATCGAATTTTTTTAATTCTAAATTCATTATTATATTTGGATAATTTTATTTTGTTTTTTTAACAAGCAACGCGTAATTATAAATAAACAAAAATATACCACAATCATAAATGAATAATATACTTTTCGATAATAAAAATTTTAAGTTTACAAAAAAAAACATAGAAACACACATGAATGTTAGTAATTTACAATCATATTTCCCTATACTAGATAATTATATCGATGAGTCTAATTTTGATTATGAAGACAATTCTAATTTAATTTTAAAATCAAGATTTATTATAAAAAACCTTAGTGAAAATAATACCGATATATATACACAAAAACAATCTCATTATATAAAAACTTTCTATAAGTCTAATATTTATGATAGATTTGCAAAAAAAGAAATAACAAAAGATATATTTATTAAAAAAAATCCTATAGTTGATGTTTTAGGATACAGTATGAATCATTATAGTTTAACTCCTAAAATTCTCCCAAATATTACATCATGTATTACATCTGACTATATTAATAATTATAATAATGAAGCATATATTGATTCATTTTTTACATTCTTAGGAAGTAAATTAACCGAAAGTAGAAGATGTCCCACATTCCCATTATTCTATGGTACATATAATTGTTTATCTAATAATCTAAAATTTGACATTACTGAAGATTATGATGATATTAAATTTAATAAATCATTTAGTGATAATATTAACAAAAAATTCGCAATTGAATCTATTGCCATTGATATTGATTCTGATAATGAACCAGAACCAGATTTAGAAATTATTGAAAATAATCTGGATATCGATACATTAGAGATTGATACTAGTTATGAAGATACACAAGATAAACTAGAACATTTAAATAGTTTAGAAGACTTACCAGACACGTTTGTTAGTAATATAGATGTTATGGATATAGATGAATTAGAAAATTTCTCAGAACTTGAAGAAGAGGATGATGACACATTTAAATATATTAATGTTACAAATTTTCCCACTCAACTAATATTTATGGAAAAACTGGAATATACTTTAGATGATTTATTAGAAGAAACTAATTTAAGTGATAGAGAATGGACCTCTATTCTATTTCAGATTTGTTTTGGTCTTGCTGTAGCACAAAATAAATTTCATTTCGTCCATAATGATCTACATTCAAGTAATATAATGTTTACAACTACAGATAACCCATTCATGTACTTCGAAGTAAATAACGTTTTTTATAAAATACCAACATATGGAAAAATTACTAAAATTATTGATTTTGGTAGAGCTACATTCACTCATAACAAAACACTATATTTTAGCAGCACATTTGATGAAAATGGTGATGCAGAAGGTCAATATGATTACCCTATAAATAACTCTTTAAAAAATTGTAAAATTAAACCTAATAAAAGTTTTGATTTAGCCAGATTAGCTACAACCATTATAGAACACTTCAATCCTAATACTAAACTATTTAACCTTCTAAAAATATGGATGACTGATAAAAATAACCAGTTTATTATTAATGAAGAAGACGATTTTGATTTGTATAAAAAAATCGCAAAGGATATTAAAAATGCTGTACCACTTAACCAATTTAAAAATAAAATTTTTAAAAGGTTTATTGTAAACAAAAAAGACATAAAAAATCAATATAGTATATTTAAATATTAATATGTTTATTTATTAGATAGAGTAAATATAAACAAAAAGATATCATAGGATGGACATTAAATACTATAACTATAACAAATAACATAATAGCTTCTTTTAATTTATTAAATTCAATAGATTCTTCATTTTTAAACAAAAATAAGATCAAATACAAAGTAAATGGTATTATTATATAAACCAAATCTTTCTTTGATAGAGTCATCATTATATTATACTATTATTAAAAATTAGGTGTTCCAACAATAATATCATTATATTCTGGAGTTCCTTTATCTGTAATATTTTCTATACTAACAGAAGTGTTTGCAAACATGTTATCTAAAACCTTTTTTTTTAGATAAAGCAGAACTAAAATTATAATACTATTAATTATAAAGGTTTTAAGGTGCGTTTTTATAGACACTCCATCTTTATTATCGCGATTTAAGTAATTCATAACTAATGAAATAACTAGAGATGTAACGAGAGCACAAGCAAATTCCAAATTCATATATTTCATAATATTTTATTAAAATATATTTAATTTTTTAATTTTACTTATTAAAAAAATTTAATATCAGATTTATTTTTATATTTTTCCAGAACTTCCTCCTTTGTTGATTCTTTATTCACTACGACATCACTTAAATTAACTATCTCTGTTATTTTTTTGTTATTATTTGTATCAGTTATAGAAATAGTTTTAATATCACTTTCCTTTGGTTCTTCTGACTTTACTTCAAATGGTTCATCATATACCTCCTCGTAATTACCAAAGTCATCCAGATTTAACTCCTCTATCTGCAGCACATCTTCTAAAGAATCAACCACAACACTAGGTTCCTCTTTAGGTTCTTCTTTAGGTTCCTCTTTAGTTTCCTCTTTAGGTTCCTCTTTAGTTTCCTCTTTAGGTTCCTCTTTAGGTTCCTCTTTAGTTTCCTCTTTAGGTTCTTCTTTAGGTTCCTCTTTAGTTTTCTCCTTAGTTTCCACCTTCGATTCCTCCTTAGTTTCCTCCTTAGTTTCCTCTTTAGGTTCCTCTTTAGGTTCCTCCTTCGGTTCCTCTTTAGGTTCCTCCTTCGGTTCCTCTTTAGGTTCCTCTTT